ATGTTAGCCAATACAAGACCAAGAACTACTGTAGTTGTACTTCCAGCTGTTGTATACATCACATAAGGTGTTCCAGCTGATGCTGGTTCTGCTGCGAAGTTGATTGCCTTAAACGTATTTGCCATTTGTTTCTCCTATTTATATATTTATCCTAAAGCTATTGCAAGTGCTGTTGGATCATCTATGTTTGCTTGTACTAAAGTTATTACTCTTGATAATGCTGCTTTTCTATTAGTTCCATTGGCACCATCATCTACAGCAATTAAATCAGATGTTGTTAAATCAGCTCCAATATCTGTACCACCATCAATATTTAATGCTGTTAAAGATACTTTATTTGCTGTTCCAATTGTTCCTAATTTTGTGTCTGCAATACTATTAACTGCAATAGTTATAGTACCACTAGAAGTTACAGGTGTACTTCCTATTGTAAATTCAGAAGCTCCTGCATCAGCTAATCCTACTGATGTAACAGTACCATTATTTTGAGGTGTAACTTGTGAAAATGAAATTGAGTCTGATCCTAATGATGCATTACTATTTGTTGTACATAAAAAGAATTTATTATCATTAGCTGATCCTTGATTAACAATAACCATTTGACCTGATAATTCATCTATTGAATCATATTCTGTAGATCTACCTGCTGTTCCACTAGATACAACAGTATAAATACCATTTTGACTAGCAGTAGATTGATCTTTAAGTAATACTTGATCACCTGTTGCAAGTGTAACACCATCAACTGTATCTCCATTTTGAAGATCAGAAGTTAAATCTAAGTTTCCTGTTGATGCTGCTTCTACTACTACTCTTGTTCTAAGACCTGCTACTGCATCATTAACATATGCTGTTGTAGCTTTAGTATCCATTTGAGTTTGTATAGCTGAGCTAACACCATCTAAATATCCTAATTCTGTTGAAGTAACGTCAGATACTGCAATCTTTTGTGAACCATTAGATATAACAGCTCTATTAGCTGTTAAAGATTCTGTATCTATTGTAGTTGCTGATCCAGTTATTGTAGCCTGTTTAGCATCTAACTGAGTTTGAATTGCTGAACTAACTCCGTCAAGATAACCTAACTCTGTAGATGTTACATCTGATACTGCTACTTTACCTGATCCATTAGATACTACAGCACGACTTGCTGTTAAATTAGCATCATCAATAGTTGTAGCTGCACCTGTAATAGTAGCTTGTTTAGAGTCTATCTGTGTTTGTATTGCAGATGATACTCCATCTAAGTAACCTAGTTCAGTATCTGTAACGTCTGAGACAGCTACTTTTTGAGAGGCATTTGAAATTAAAGCTCTACTTGCAGTTAAAGACTCTGTGTCAATTGTTGTAGCAGATCCTGTGATCGTTGCTTGTTTTGCATCTAATTGTGTTTGTACTGCACTTGTAACACCATTAAGATAATTAAATTCTGCATTAGATACTACACCAGTATTAATTCTTGCAGCATCTATACCAGTTGGAATAGAATCAGTTGTTAATGCAGCTAAATAAATAACTACTGCTTCATTAGATAAGTTTCCACTATCCCATGTAACATTAACTGTTGTATTTGTAGAAAAAGATGAACTAGCTATTGTTCCATAAATTGTTCCTGGAGTTGAAGCTACTGCTTTAATTCTTCGTCCAGCAGAATAAATTGACGTAACATTTGCACTAGCAATTGTAAAAGAAGTTGAACTTGCATATGCTGCTGTATGTGTACCATCACCATCTCCGTAAATAACCCATTGTGAATCATTATACCATTCTCTAATTTCACCAGCTAATCCTCTAAATGTATTATTAATGTTAGAAGGTAACATACCTTCAGCTACACTAATACCACCTACTGTAGTGTTATTACTTGCTGTACTGCTATAATCTTTTATACCTGCCATATTTTTATGCTCCTATAAACCAAGAAAATGCTTTGTTATTTTCTATGTTTTTTTCGTTGATTAATGTATTAATTGCTTCTTCAATTTGTCGTTGGAAGAACTCTTGTGTTTCAAAACTATATCTTACGTTATCTATATCTGTTTTATCTGTCATTATCTGTTACCTGATTGAACTGCTGTTATATCAATACCTTGACCATGATTAAACAATGTGCCACTTGGTACTTGAACATTAGCTCTAATATATCTTCCTGATTGTCTAACAGGATTTAAACCATTAGCATTCATAGTAGAAGAACTAGATTCTGTAGCTGTATCTGCAAGTTTGTTTCTTGTTTTAATTGTTACAGTTGCTTCTGCATCTATAATAGGTCTTACTCCTGTAATAGAAGCTCTACGTCCAGGAAAAGCTTCGAACTCTGATGTTTCTATTTCAGCTATATTTGCAGATCCTGAAAAGATTGCTGCTTTATAGTCTCCATCAATAGCTCCTAAAAACTTTTGTCCACCTGACCAAAAATCTGTATCTAATGCTATGTTAATATTCTCTAGGTTAGTAGATATAATATCCATTAACTCTACAGTATAAGCTCCAACAAATTGGTTAAATATAAAACTAGCATCTGTTTCTGCTATAGACCATTTTTTAGTAGCATAGTTATAAATAATAATTCTATCACAAATACCTGTAGTATTGTTTAAGTTATTTACTGATGGATAAAGCCACATAGCAAGTTGATTAAAAGGATCAACAGCTGCTACTATTCTATCTAAATATGCTTTGTTAACATCAAGATCAAAAAATCTATTTACTTTTTCTGCACCTATTGAAACTACATTATCACCTTGTATTTCGTAAAATCCATCATCAGCATAAAAGAATACTCGTCTATTATCTTGTGCTACAGTCTTACCATATACAGCTCCTCTATTAGGAGATATTACTGATAATCTAAATACAGTTGATCCACCAACATAATCCATACGAATAATTTGATTTTGTCTAAATACATAGCCATACTCACCTGAAGTTATAGCTACAATTTCACCACCTGATCCTGGAAGATCTTGTTGATCAGATTGTTTAGTTCCTGATAACCAAGTTGTAATATCATTAATACCTGACCATTGGATTCTATTTTGATTTGATGTTTGGTTACCTGTTACTAAGAAATCTCTTATAACTCCTGAAACTCTAAATGTTGGAACAGTACCTGCTGTTTGTATTGCTGACAGATTAGCAAAGTTAGTTGATGTTCCCATTAAATAATATTGAGGTGCATCTACACCATTACTTGCTATAACATAATTACCAAATTGTGTGAATGTCCAAAAATCTGTATTAGTTCCTGTAAGAGATCCTTTACGTGATGTAAAAGCTCCACCACTTAATTGGTAAATATCTGTATTCTTTGCAACAAAATTAAATACAGCTCCTGCATTATTTCTAAATGATCCTCCACCTCTAGCATCAGCTGCTATATTATTAGAGCTATAGTTTACTAAAGAAGGAAATCTTTTATAAGAGTTTAATGCATAGTATACATTTGTTGCTACGTTAGCACCTGGATTCAAGTGTTTAGGTTGATCAGGTAGCCATTCGCCAAAAGGTATTTGCATTATTTTCTCCTATAGAATGATAGATCTGTACTTACATCTGTTCTTTGAACAACAGGTGCAGATCCATATGAATCTTGTTTGTCATTATTTTCACATCTTTCAAGAGATGCTGAATACATACCTAACCATTGTTGCGTTTGGTTAGGGTCGATCCCACCGATAAAATTACTGGCATGATATAAGGCCCCATATAAATAAACAGATGGATGACTTGCCAAAATATAGTTAGAGGTATTACTATCAGACAAAGCAGTAAAAGCTTTATAATATTGTAGCTTACCAGTATAACTCGTATCAGGTTGGGGTGCGAATCTAAAACTTTCAGTACCATCATCTGACTCTATAGTATACGTTCTAGGCATACCTGAAGTCGAACCTCCTTTTATTTCAAACATATTACCTGGAGTTATATATTCCAAATGATATTTAGTACTAGCTGATAATATATGAAATGATCTAACAGCTATAAAACCTGTTGGTACAGTTACTAATTCTGCATCAATAGTAACATCATCATTCTGTTCCATTTGTCTTATACGTAACTTAGCATTAAAATCAGCTTCAGTAAGTTTTATAAAATCATCTTGTATCTCAGTTGTAAGATCTGATCTGTTTAAAAAATTTGCTATTGATGCTTTAAGTTCTGTGTATGTTGATAATGCCATTACATTCTTCCTGATGCTGTTCTAAAGTAACGATACTCGCTACTGTTTAATTTTAACTTTAAAATCTTTGTTCTTTCTTCTTTTGGTATTCTCCACCAATTATTAGTTCCATTATATTCTCTAGCCCATAGTTCTAAAACCATAGTTGGAATACTAGCTACACGTTTAATATCTTTTGTTTGAGAATAACCATCATTAAGATTATATAATCTTTTATTCTTTTGAAGAATAGGATTAACATCTTGTGATCTTTTTACTGTTACTTTTCCGTCAGGTTCTACAAAATATTTAGTTCCGTCAGATTCCTGGTCTCTTAATATAGACATTATTCACTTAATGTAGTTACGTAAACATTGGCAGAACCAATGGCAGCTAATTTTTCTCCAGGTGAAACTTTAAAATATTCATAACTTTTTGCTTCTAAAAATATTTTAGATGTTGTAGCAGTTGGATTAACTCCAAATTCTACATGAACATCTGCATCAGATATTACTCTAACGTATTCTATGTTAGCTTCAAAAGCAGCAGTCTGTGAAGATGAACCACTTGAAGAAAGTTTTACAGTTGTAACTGGTCTCATTGCTATATGCATTTGTATTTCCTTTATTTGATTATTAGGGGAGATTGCTCTCCCCAATATTAATTTATTATCTTCTTATTACGAATGTAACAAGACACTTCTTAGTGCCAGTAGATCCACCATCTGTAATGATTTCAATAGTGCCATCTTCAAGTACATCGTTAGCTGCTGTAGGTGCAGACGAATCTACAGTTCCAGCTGCTGAACCTGAATGTGCAACAGTTATTGCAGATCCTGTCATAGCAGTTCCACCGATTTCAAAAGTTAATGCAGCATTCGCATTTGTTATTGCACCTTGTAAAGCAGTAATAATTTTTATTACTTTTCCACCATCAGGTACTGCAACAAATGTAGATGAAGCTGTACTAATATCTTCTATTTCGGCTTGTATAAAATAGTCGTTTAATGTTCTCATGTTTTCTCCTTTGTATGTTCCGTATTATTGACCTCTTAATACTTCATATTTGGGTTTGATACAAGGGGAGTAGTTTGAGGTTACTCCCCTATGTATTTATAAATTATGATGTTGTTAAGTCGAATACTCCACCTGAAGCAGCTTCATTTCTAGAGATCAAAGTAAGTTCAGCTAATAGCTGTCTTTTTTCTGAATCACCAGTTTTAGAAAGTTCATGCATTGTGAAGTCTCTTAAGAACCCTACAGACCAATAGTCCATATCTAGAACTAAAGCATCTCTATCTCTAGAGAATCTGTTTGGTACTACTTCTAAATCACCAAAGTCAGAAGAATATACATCTATTGAAGTGTATAAAGTTTTATCTTCTGAAGCATCGAATCTAGTAGATCCACCAGTAAATCCTGAGATTTTCTGTTTGTTGAATGGGCCTACCATGATTACAGATGGGTTACCACCTGCATTCCATGTTCCTTTGATAACGTCTTTCAACATAGATTCAGTTAATGCTCTTTGAGTTCCATCGTTTCTTGCGTCAGAACCATCAGAAGCAGTTGGAGATGATCCACCTGAATCGAAGTTATCGTTAGTTGCAATCCAAGCACCTATAGAAGCAAATGTTCTTGCAGTCGTTGCATTTCCAGCTGCTCTTATTTGGTTAGTTAATAAAGTAGACTCGATGTCTCTTTTTAACTCTTTGGATTTTTTAGCAATTTGGTATGCAAGTTCACTTGCTCTACCAGCTTTATCTACAGCTTCTTGTGTACCAGTAATTACTACAGTCTTATCCATGATCTGTGTGTAGTTACCAATTCTAGCTGTTGCTGTTGATGCATCTAGAGTAGCTTCATCACCTTCGATTACTGCATTGTTAGTTGCAGCAGCCGCTAATGAATCTGTTTGCCATTCGTGGAATGTATTTTTTACTTGCTCTCTCGCAGCTGCACTCATGAAAGGAGTTTCAGTTGGAGAAATTGAGTAAATAACATCTTGTAGATCTTCTCTAATACCTACTGCATCGTATGTATCAAAGGTGTTTGTTGGTTGTGCCATGTTATTTTCCTATTTGTTTTTTGAGATTATTTCAAGAATAGCAGAATGAGCATCGTTCAGTTTACCTGACTTTCTCAATCTACCAATTTTTTGTTTAACAGTAGCACGTTTAGAATCCTCCATCTTAGGAGTTCCTGATTTAATTACTCTAGGAGCTGTAGTAACTTTTTTATTAGTTACTGGTGCTGCCTTTGAGGCTTTGTATCCCATTGCATCTCTTAGAACCATAAGGAATCTATGATCTGCTAATGAACCAATTTCTTGTTCGTTAAATCCATATTCAGATAAAGATTGTTTCATCTGATTTTTGAAAGTAACAGACTTAACTGGATCACTATATTCAGGGATCTTAGTTGCTGCCAAAGTTTTTTGTTCTTCTATGTATTGATTATACTGCTGTGCTTTGATTGCTTCAGTTTGAGACTTTAGTTTATTAAAAGATTCTCTTTGCTGACGCATTTCAAAATCTATCTTAGCAGCATTCGCAGGATCTTCTTCATACATCTTTTTGAGATCTGCATCGTTAGAAGGTTGACTGATATAGTTACTGGCCATGCCAATTAAATCATTCAATTCTTTGAGCTTACTGTCATACGTTTGACTAAGGCTCAGTCTTTGTTCATCAAGTGTTTTCTTATCTTGCGATAAAGCATGAGTCTTTTGTCTATAATCTGAGTCTCTTGAATAACCTGATTTCAATTCGTCCAAGCTGACCTCTAACTCTTGACCTTGTACTTTGACTCGGTGGAGTGAAGGTTCTTGTGCTTCTTGTTGTTCGGTTTGTTCTGTCTCAGTTATTTCAGAGCTTTCAGTTTCAGGTTTAGCTTCCTCAGTCTCGGATTGGCTAACTTCTTCAACAACATCAGGTTTAGTTTCTTCAACTGGTTTTTCCTGTGTTTGCTCTTGTGGTTCTGTCTGTTTTTTCTCAGGTTCTGATTGTCCTTCTTGAGGATTCAGTAATCCTGTTATTTTATCAGCAGCACCTTTTATAGTTTTATCTACTTGCATAGATTCTCCTTTTAGGTTGATCGCTTCCTGGATTGGATTGGCGAAATAGACTTCTAATTACTTAGTTAAGTCTTGTAGTTGATCTAGCTCTTTGGAGGCTAGTTTTCCTTCATTCATCACAGACTCAAGATGTCCTTTGATTTTGTCGACCATATTATAGGCCATCCAAAGAACTTGTCTTTGATCGTGATCTTTATAAGACGTGTTAAATATTTCCTCTTTGTATCGAGTTTTTAAATAACTAATCGCCTCTTTCATCAGGGGTTCGTCCAGTATTAACTGGGCCTTTGTTCCCTGCGAAATCTGTTTTGTTAGATCCTTTGTCATTAAAAAATGTTTTTTGACCTTTCATTATTTCTTTAAATAAATCACCTGATTGTTTAACTTGTTGTGTTTCTACCATAGATCGGTTCTTCATTTCAAGCTCATTTATTTTAGTACCATATTTAAGTTCCATTTCTTTAACTTTTAGTTCAAAATCTAGCATACTTTGTCTTAATTCAGCTTCTAGTTTTTTCATAGATACTTCAGCATCTAGAGATTTTCTTTGGTTTTCACCTTGTACTTGAGCTAATGATACCTTTTCAAATTCTGTTGGTGGTTTAGGAGGAAGTGGTGGCATTTGTGCTGCACCTACTTCAGGATCCATAAAGAATGGTTCTACACTTCCAAGACCTGCATTCTCTACAAGTTTTTGTAATGTAGAATATATATTTTTAAGATTAACTACTGGGCCATATACATTCTGTTGTAATTGTATTGCTTGTAGTTGTCTTTGTAAA